TAGAAAACGCAGACTTCCTAATGTTTTTTCAAGCGATAAGGGAATTGCTGCACATGAAGTACGTAGTGGTATTAATGCTGAAGTTCAGTCTCTAGCCAGTGACGTTAACTTATTGGGCGCTATGCGAACTGCTAGACATATTGTACAGGAAGGTTTAGACGCAAAGATCTTTATGCTTGTACACGATTCTATTGTAGCCCTCGTAAAAGACCAACACGTTAAAGACTATTGTAAACTATTAAAACTAAATACTCAGCATGACCATGGCTGTAGTATTCTTGGCACACCTATTGGTGTTGACCAAGACATTGGCGACGACTACAGTTTTGGCGATTTTGAGGTGCAGTATGAACTTACTGGAGATAAACTGGCCCGTGTTTAGGCTTGGTGAGCATAAGCCTGTAGTTGAGGATAGCCTTGTCTACTACTCCAAAGAGTATGTAGACAAGGAATCACTAGAGACTAAAATAGGTTTACGCATTGTAGATGATAAATCTGTACAGGGAGCTACCTTAGGTTTGCGTAGATTAGCTATTACAGGAGTAAGGCTTTTTCCTATACGTCAAGCCATGTACTTTTTAGGCGATTTAATTAAAATAGCCAAACAAACTACTTGGTTTATTGACAACAGCGGCAAAGTATTTCAGTACAGAAAATCCAGCCGCGCCAAGCTGACTGCGCACAAGATTAAAAAAGTTTTGCCGCTTGAGGGTATGGGTGCAATTGTTGAAGTGGATGGTCTACCACAACGATTTAAATGTATGTATGCTCCTAAACCAGATCAGTATTATGCAGGTGTGTTGCGTTGGGGCTTGAGTTACGTATTATATGGATTTTACAATGAACAATTTAAAGCAACGCATAGGTTAGTATAGTGGCTAAAGCAATTATCTCTAACAGAATCTATTTAGACAATCCAGGCGTAGATGAAACTAAGCAGATTATAAAAACGCTTACTTATAAAATCTACAAAGATACAGGTAGCAAGCAGTTTAGTACTGTAGAAACTATCAGAAACTATAAAATCTTACCTAAAAATATTGTAAGCATTCCGCAAGGTAGACTAGACTTAATACCTTTGGGATATGAAATTGTAGATAAACGCACACTAGTACCAGCACCTTTTCCAGAGCCTAAATTTGCCTTACGCGATTCACAACAGGTAGTTTATGATCAAATTACAGACACTTGTTTTATCAATGCTCTTGTGGGCTGGGGTAAAACTTTCACAGCCCTACACTTGGCTAAAAAACTGGGACAGAAAACACTGGTTATTACGCACACCACAGCATTGCGAGATCAGTGGTGTGAAGAAGTAAAAGTGTTATTTGGCATGGATGCTGGTATTATAGGTGGAGGTAGCCTAGACTGGGAAGATCATGCTATTACAGTAGCCAATGTACAAACCTTAGTAAAACATAGTGTTAAATTGAACAAAGAATTTGGCACTATTATCTTAGACGAAGCACATCACTGTCCTGCTAGTACATTTTCACAGCTAATAGACGACTTTCATGCGCGTTATAGAATAGCACTTAGTGGAACTATGATCAGAAAAGACGGCAAACACATAATGTTTCCTGACTTTTTTGGCAGTAAAGTATATAAGCCTCCACAATCACATACCCTAAATCCAGAAGTTAAACTAATACAAACTGGTATTACACTTAAACCTGGGGCTACTTGGGTAGAAAAAATCAACGATCTTACAGAAGATGAAGACTATCAAGCATTTATTTCACAATTAGCAAAAATTCAAGTTGCACTTGGACATCAAGTTTTAGTTATTGCAGACAGAGTTGGATTTTTACAAAAGGTAAAAGAATATGTTGGAGAAACGTGCGTGTTGGTTACTGGTGAAACCAATTTTGAACAGCGTCAACAAATCAAACAACAGCTACTCTCAAAAGAAAAAATGTGCATTGCTGGTAGCCGCCAAATCTTCAGCGAAGGGATCTCCATAAATTCACTTAGTTGCGTTATCCTAGCAGTACCTATTGCAAATGATAGTTTACTAGAGCAAATTGTTGGCAGAATTCAACGTCAACATGAAGATAAGTTGATTCCGGTAGTCTTAGATATGCAATTTTCAGGTTTTATGGATAAAAAACAAAACAGGGATAGGCTTGGATTTTATATGCGTAAAGGCTGGAACATTGAACTGGTATAAAAATTTACACTTGTAAATTGACCTTTACTATGATATAATATACTCTTACATCTAAAAATGACTTTATTTTTTAACTTTAATACTTTACTCCGAGACACACTAGGTGACGCAGAGTATATGGTTGAAGCGCTGCGTAAATTTTACTTAGGCATAACTATACCAAAAAATAAGCATGAAAAATACAAGCCATTGCCTAGATTAAAAGCAGGAAGTAGTTTTTTACTGCAACCTGAACCGTTTTTTAATAACACGGGCATAGATTCAGCATATAGAGCACAGTACATTAGATTAGCTGCACTACGAAATTACGGTTTATATAAAACCTACGGCATTAAATCTGTAGACTTAACGCTATATCCTGACGTTGATTTAAACAAAATAAAATCAAACCCGCTTTTAACAATTGCAAACAAACAAATTAAGTTTATACACGAGGAAATTTAAAAATGGCACTAAGCTTTAAGCAAACTAAAGGTCGCGCACAGAAATCTTCAGTTGAAAGCTACGAATACAAAGACGGCGAAAATACTGTTCGTCTAATTGGTGGCGTACTACCACGATATGTTTATTGGGTTAAGGGTACTAACAACAAAGATATTCCTATTGAGTGTCTTGCCTTTAGTCGTGACAAAGAAAAATTTGACAATCTAGAAAAAGATTGGGTTCCTGATTATCATGCTGATCTACGCTGTAGCTGGAGTTATGCAGTTAACTGCATTGACCCTAAAGAGGGTAAAGTCAAAGTGCTTAATCTTAAAAAGAAATTGTTTGAACAAATTCTTACAGCAGCAGAAGATCTTGGTGATCCTACCGATCCAGAAACTGGCTGGGATGTAGTATTTAAACGAGTAAAAACTGGCCCACTAGCATATAATGTAGAATACACACTACAAGTATTACGTTGCAAGCAGCGTGCTCTTAATGCTCAGGAACTTGAATTAGCAGAAAAAGCACTGCCTATTGATGAAAAATATCCTCGTGCAAATCCTGATGAAATCAAAGCACTACTCGAAAAACTACAAGCTGGTGTAGAAGAAGAACAGTCTCAAAGCGAACAAGAAGCTGTAAAAGAGCTAGGTTAAACAACAGGCCCGCTAGAGTATTTGCTTTAGCGGGCTATTTTGTCTGGTACAAAATGAACATATTATTCACAGCAGATATACACATAAAACTGGGTCAGAAAAATGTTCCAGTTGAATGGGCTAAAAATAGATTCCAACTATTTATTGAACAGTTCCAAAAAATGCAGCAACATGCTGACCTAGTAGTATTGGGCGGTGATATATTTGACCGGCTACCTACTATGGACGAAGTTGAGTTATACTTTGACCTAATTGCTAGTATTGATGTAGAGTGCATTGTCTACCCTGGCAATCATGAAATGCTTAAAAAAGATACTACTTTTTTAAGCTATTTAAAACGTGCTACTACTAGAATTAATCCACTAGTAACTATTGTAGATGATTTTTATACCAGACATGGTATTGATTTTGTACCCTACAATAAGCTAAAAGAGCTAGAAACTACAAAGTATACTTTTGCGGAAAAGATTTTGTGTACTCATGTGCGTGGTGAAATTCCACCACACGTTAAACCAGAAATAGACTTAACACTATTTGATCGTTGGCAAAAGGTACTAGCAGGAGATTTACACAGCTATGAGAACTCACAAAGAAATATTATATATCCAGGCAGCCCTTATACTACTAGCTTTCATCGTAGCAGGGTTGATACGGGCGCTGTTTTATTAGAAACAAAAAATTTAACACACGTTTGGATGCCATTTCAACTTCCGCAGCTTATTAAGCAAACTATAGGTGTGCACGACCCTAAACCGCAGACTCCGTTCCATCATACAATCTATGAAATTGAAGGTGACTTACACGAACTGGGCCAGCTTGAAGACAGCGACTTAATCGACAAAAAGGTAGTTAAACGTGCACAAGAAACTCAGTTAATCCTAGATCCTGAGTTAAGCCTAGGTGAAGAAGTGCGTGAATATCTTACCTATATCCTACAGCTAAACGAAGACGCAGTTGCTGAAACACTAAAAGAATTTTACAACTACTCGGACAAGCTAGAACTATGATAACACTAAAAGAACTGCGCTGGTCTAATGCTTTTAGTTATGGTGAGGGCAACAAAATTGACTTTACTCAGAGCCCGCTTACTCAGCTTGTGGGTAAAAATGGGCATGGCAAAAGCAGCGTTGCACTAATCCTAGAAGAAGTCTTATTCAATAAAAACAGCAAAGGCATTAAAAAAGGCGATATTTTAAATCGTTATATCAAAGACAAACACTATCAAATTGAACTAGTATTTAGCAAAGACGGTTGTGAGTATAGGATTGAAACAAAACGTGGTGCTCAGCAACAGGTAAAGCTGTACCGCGGCCTAGAAGATATTAGTGGTCATACGGCTACTACTACCTATAAATTAATAGAACAATTAATTGGCATAGATCACAAGACTTTTTCACAAATTGTTTATCAGAGTCATGCAGGTAGTTTGGAGTTTTTAACTAGTGCTGATACTGCTAGAAAAAAGTTTTTAATTGAATTGTTAAATTTAGGCAAATACACCCAGGCTGGAGAAGTATTTAAACTGGCAGCAGCGGAAGTAGGTAAAGACCTTACACAAGCACAAGCTAAGTTAGATACTATTCAACAGTGGATTGGTAAATACAGTAAAACAAGTTTTGAACCAAAAGGTTATGCTCCGGTTTCTATATTAGATGATAGTCTGGTTGCAGAATCAAGTAGATTGTCAACTACAATTCAGGACATTGAAAAAACTAATAAAAAGATTACGCAAAATAATACTTACAAGCAGTTAAAAGACAAAATCAACTTATTACCAGTGCCAAATAAACCTACTGGCGATATTAGTACTGCAATAACTAAAAAAGCAGAGTATGATAAAACCATTCAAGACGCCGGACTTTTCAAAAAGAAAATGGGAGCACTACATGGTAATTGTCCAACTTGTTTACAAACCATTGATGCAGAAAAAACCAAAAACTTAATCACAGAACAAGACGCTATTATTTTAGTTGCCAAAGCACAAGGCGAACGAGAAACTGAACGTATTAAACAATACAACGAACAACTTGGGCAGTGGAATACAGCTCAACGTAATCAAGAAGAATGGGAAAAATACCATCAGCTAATAGATACAGAATTGCCCGAAAGCCTATTAGACGAAGCAATATTACAAAAACAATTAAAAGATTTGCAACAGCAAATAGCAAAAACAAAACAAGATATTGTCAATGCAGAAAAACACAATCAAGAAGTAACCACACATAATAATCGACTAGAGTTGATTAAATCACAAATAGTTGAAATGGAAGTGGAACTTGGTGAATGGACTGCAAAAGCAAAACAATTAACCGCAAAACTAAATACTATTAATACTTTGGTGAAAACTTTTAGTACAACAGGTTTGGTGGCGTATAAGATTGAAAATCTTGTTAAAGACCTAGAGGGCATCAGTAATGAGTATCTAGGCGAACTTAGTGGTGGCAGATTTCAAATTAGTTTTCAAATCAGTGGTAGTGATAAATTAAATGTAATTATTACTGATAATGGAATTGATATTGATATACTTGCGCTTAGCGGCGGTGAACGAGCTAGAGTTAATGTGGCAACACTATTAGCAATTAGAAAACTAATGCAAAGCCTAAGTCAAAGCAGAATAAATCTATTAGTTTTAGATGAAACTATAGAAGCCTTGGATGTGGATGGTAAGGAGAAATTAATTGAAGTCTTACTCAAGGAAGAGTCGCTCAATACCATACTCGTTAGTCACGGATTTAGCCACCCCTTATTGGAAAAGGTACACGTTGTTAAACGCAACAACATTTCAACAATTGAGGGATAGTATGTATAAAATTGAACAAGTAATCAATGCCAAAGCTACTGCGGTTATAGACGGCAGGGAAACAGAGTTGTTTGTAGGTGATCATCTTACCGAAGAACAATTGGCTACGCTAAAAGTTTATGGTGATAAGTTGATCTATAGAATTGATCAAAACTGCACTGGAGAGGTTTGCGGAATTGACATTGAAGCACACCTACCACAACCTTCAACAGCTGGGGTTACTAAACCTGCTGTAAAACCTGTAGAGCCACCAGTTACTGAATAATGGTAGACTCTAGGGCTAAAGGCGCTAGAACTGAAACAGTAATCAGGGACCTTCTTCGTAAATACACCCACTTAGGGTGGGAGAGGGTTCCTGGTTCTGGTGCATTAGATGAAAAACATGGATTAAAAGGCGACTTGTATATCCCCAACTATAATAACACATTTTGTGTTGAAGCTAAAGGATATGCAGACGATCATTTAACTAGCGCTGTACTAACATCTAAGTCACCACAATTACTAGAATTTTGGCAACAAACTATTCGTCAGGCTAAGCAGGTAAATAAATTACCACTGCTAACCTTTAAACACGATCGTAGTAAAGTATTTGTAGCGTTTAGTAGTGATTACTGTATACCAGAAAATTATCATCATTTTTATGTATACAGACAACCACATAGCTTTTATGTTGCACTCCTAGAAGACTGGTTGACCATTGAGCAACCACAATTTGTCACTTGACACAGACCTGAAATTTTAGTATAATATTAGATGAAAAATACTTTAATAAAGCCAACCTTAGACTGGATATATCATGACTTTAAGTCCAATCGTTTTAGGTTTATTATGGAGTTGGTTGCTTGGACTCTTAGTATTGGGTGTGCTGCTATTATGGCTGGAACAGTACCAAACCCTCCACTTGTGGCTCTTTATCCCGCTTGGATTGCTGGTTGTACTATTTATGCCTGGTGTGCTTGGTCTAGGCGTTCATTTGGTATGTTGGCTAACTACCTCTTGCTTGTCTCCATTGACCTATTTGGCTTTACAAGACTACTAATTTTAGGATAATATGAGTAAAACATTTCAACAAGTTACAGAACAAGATAACAGCTTAATAATCGTAGACGCACTTAACCTAGCATTTCGTTGGAAACACAGCGGTGCTATAAATTTTGCAGAAGATTATAAACGCACTATTGAAAGCCTAAAGAAAAGCTATAAAGCCAAGTGGGTTGTAATTGCAGCAGATCAAGGTTCCAGCAGCTATCGTAAAGCAATTTATCCTGAATACAAGCAAAATCGCAAAGATAAATTTGCAGAACAAACTGATGCAGAAAAAGCAGCTTTTGAGTTATTCTTTGAAGATTATCAAACAAGTTTAGATCTTATTAGAGATACTACAGATTATCCTGTAATTCAATTTAAACAAACCGAAGCTGACGACATTGCTGCATATATTACTAGTATTCATCACCTATTACCTGTTGATCACATATGGTTAATTTCAAGTGATAAAGACTGGGATTTGTTAATTGGCGATAAGGTAAGTAGATTTAGTTATGTAACCAGAAAAGAAGTTACTGCTAATAACTGGCATACACACTATCAATTTGCACATGATCAGTATATTTCAATAAAATGTTTAATGGGAGATAGCGGTGATAATGTGCTAGGTGTAGAGGGCATTGGCCCAAAACGTGCACAACAATTAGTTGAAGAATACGGTACTGCACTAGATATAGTAGCAGAACTACCTATTCAAAGTAAACTAAAATATATTAAAACACTAAATCAAAATGGTGATAGAATTTTACTCAACTATCAACTTATGGATTTAGTCAGTTTTTGCCAAGACGCACTAGGTGAGAATTGTAAAGAAATAGATGACATTTTAAAAGATTATTGTAAGGATTGATATGGTTAGTACAAGAGCACAAGTAATTACACGTCGTACCTACAACAGACCCACTAGCGACGACGGAAAACAATTTGAAACTTGGCAAGAAACAGTTGCTAGAGTAATCGACCACCAAGCGTGGTTGTGGGAACGTGCCCTTGGGCGTGAACTAAACGATCAGGAATATGCAGAACTTTATGATCTGGAACAGTTAATGTTAGACAGAAAAGTTTTGATGAGTGGCCGTACACTATGGCTTGGTGGTACTCAAGTAGCTAAAA